GAGCTGGCCGCGAAGACCACGTACTATCTGAATGGAAAAATAGACGCAACTGGGGGAACGTATATCTATTTCCATGGCGATCAGCAGGTCACTAAAATAGAACTTGAGTGTGCATATCTGTAAAAATATTTTATATTTTTAAATGGTGCAGGTGGAGGTGTTATGTTAGTTACTATTAACGGTGTTAATCAATTTAGTACATATACTTGGCAAGATGTATTAAATTTGGGCACATGGCAAGAAGTTTTACCTTATACTTGGTACGATATATATGTAGAAAGTAATAACATCTTAATGGAATCTCCAACTCCCGAAGTCGATCTATCGGTCGATAAAAGGTGCACTGCATCATTTACAATTTTGGACATCGGCGCACTCAAACATTTCAAAAAGGGCCAGGAAGTAGAAATTTATTCGGACATTGGTTACAAAGTGTTTGGAGGATATATCGATAGCAGCTCGGAGCGATTGGTAAGTGGCCGCGATGTAATAAAACATTCTATATCGTGTGCCGACTATCACTATTTAGCAGAAAAACGCATAGTTGCTAAAGCTTGGCAAGATACCACCGTCGAAACAATTGTTAACTACGTTCTCGATCAATATCTTGAGGCAGAAGGTGTGACCCTCGGGGAAATCCAAGCCGGGGGTACCGTCACCCAATATATTGCCAATTATATAAGTGCGGCAGAAGTTCTTGATCAGATGGCAGAACGGGCCGGATTTATATGGTTTATTGATGAATATAAAAGGTTATATTTTGTTGATAGGACCAGCTATGCGGCAGAATGGGATCTCATAGAAACCGACGACTTCCTCATCGAGGATGCATTTTCCGGTGTGAGTGTAACCCACGCTAATCCCGAATATAGAAACCGCCAATATATTATAGGAACTTGGGAAGAAACCGACATCCAGACTGAGTATGCTAAAGGTGATGGACAAACTACTTCTTTTCCAGTTGCTTATAAACTTGGTGGAGAACCAGAAGTTTATGTGTCAGTGGGGGGTGGAGATTATACTTTAAAAACGGTCGGTAAGAAAGGCGTAGATACTGGGAAGGATTGGTATTGGGCCAAAAATGACCAAATAATTTCACAGGATTCTAGTGCTACCGCTCTAGCCGAAACTGATGTTTTGAAGATAGTATATACCGGCCTTTATCAAATAGTGGTAGTAACTAGCGATTTTGCTGAGATTATTGATAGACAGACTGTAGAAGGCGCGGAGTCTTCTGGGATAGTGGAGAACGTTCGCTCAGATACCTCGTTGTCGAGCCGTATAGCAGCCCTGGAAGAGGCTAACGCCATCCTTGATGTATATGCGATGGAAGGTAAGAAAGTCGAGTACACGACCTCTAGGGATGGTCTAGCGGCAGGTGTACTCCAACACATAAAGATATCCAAGCATGATATTGACGATGATTGCCTAATAAGCAATATAACGTTTCGATATACCAATCAACAGGATTACTATGATGTGGTTGCTTATACCGGGCCAGTTGAAGATGATTGGGAAGACATTTTCATTAAATTGAGTGATATACAAAAGAAAATGGCTAGTCCCGATGATGTTAGCACATCGGACGTATTATTAGTTCTCATAACGTTTACTAAGCTGTGGACGGCTATCGAATCGCCTAATATTTGGCAGGTAGTTTATGCAGACGGTACAGAAGATGCATCTGAGGCGTGGTTACCATGCTTTGAGGATAGCGACCGAATAAAATATCTGGTGCTTAAAAAGAGTGGGGCTGAGATTTTCAGAATGTATCGAACGGACCAAACAACAACGAGCGATTCAATAGTTACTACATTTATAATACCGTCTGGGTCTGCCAATGGAGAGATTGATCAGGCCGTTTTGGTGGGTGGGGATACTGCAACAATTACCCCCGGAACCGGCATCGAAGTAGAAACTCATTCTTTCATATATACTAAAAACTCACTGGAAAGTTTACAACTACAGTTTACAAGCAATAAATGGGCGTGATTTAATGGTATACACTAAGACTTCCTGGCGCGAGCACTCGATGACGGAATCTGCCAAAAATGCCGCACTGACCAATCTAGAGTGTATTTATGATGAGGCGGTTTCTTACATAGATAGCATCGACCACGCCGAGCGATATTATACAAAAGCTGAGTGCGATGCGAAGTACATAACGGCTGCTAATGATGGTTCTGGGTCCGGGGTTATTTGTGAAAAGCTAGATGGACTTACGGCCCAACAGATACTTGATGCTGGTATAGATACTGGCACAATTTGTATTTGGAGTGGGTCAGAAGCCTCTATTCCGGCTGGATGGTATCTATGTAATGGGTTAAATGGTACTCCAAACCTCAGAAATCGATTTGTTATAGCGGTGGGTGATGATCATGCATATGGGACTACAGGTGGAGCTAGTCACAAAACTCTATCTGCTGCTTCTATTGCCGTTGGAACTCACGCAATAACCGCCGATGAATTGCCCTCCCATTACCATTCATATATCGATGATTATAAAGGGGATTCGGGTGGTGCTGAAGGTGTATTTTCTCACTATGGCACATCTTATGATGTCGATTCTGCGACCACTGAAGTTGCATCAACGCCCCACGGCCATAGTGGATCATATTTTACTGGCGGATATACCGACATCAGGCCCAAGTTTTATGCACTTTGTTTTATAATGAAAGGATGATAAAAATGGCATATACAAAATTTCATGATCCCTGGGAAACAACTCATTATTTGTCGGGCAGAGCATTCAATCATATTGAGTCGCAATGGGATGAGATAAAAAAGGATGCTGACGAACATAATCACGATACCCAACATTATACTAAGACTTCGAGTGATTTAGACTTTTTTACCACCTCATACTACACTGGATTTGACGCTGATACACTGGATGGTTCTCATTATACTGATATCATAAATGAGGGTTTACCAGTCGGTGCTATAGTAATATGGCATGGCGATTCAGATACTATTCCTACTGGGTGGTATATATGCAATGGGCAGACAATAGGAGCAGTTACAACCCCCGACTTGCGTCAACGATTCATAGTGGGCGCGGGTACTACTTATAATGTTGGCGACACAGGGGGCGCAACCTCAACCTCAGTTACGGCATCATTTACGGTTACTGCTCATGCTATAACGGCTGATGAGATGCCAATTCACACCCACACTTGGCAAGACCATACAAATGGAGTTGCCGGAATATGCTACTCACCTATTCCTTCAACAGGCCCACTTGGAACCGCATTAACGATGAATCGTACTACTGGATATGCGGGCGGGGGTCTGGGTCATACTCATACTGGAAACACCATAACCTTCGATGATATAACATACGAACCATACTACTATTCTCTTTATTATATAATGAAGGTGACATAATGGGATACATAAAAAATTATACCACCTGGACGAGCGCCAACAAAATAACCACAACCGAATTAAATAACTTTGAAACTCAATATAGCGAATCATCCTCTCATCTATCATCTCATGTTCATACAGATGATTATTATACAAAAAGTGAAATGCTTGCTAAATTCTGGGGAGTTGATAATGATGGAAGTGGGTCGGGTGCGGATGCCGATTTGATCTATTATTCGGGTGGTAACCTCCACATAGAAGATTTTGATGGGTTAAGTGTTCCAACTGGCCTAATCATAATGTGGTCGGGGGAAACGGTTCCTGATGGTTGGCACCTATGTGATGGTACGTCTGGCACGGTGGACCTCCGCGATAGGTTTGTGGTTGGCGCAGGCACTGGCTCAGATTACAATGTGGGAGATACTGGAAGTGGTACTCACACCATAGTGGGAGCGGTTACAATATCGGGGCACTCTCTTTCAGCCGCAGAAATAGCAGGCCATCAACATTCAATGAAAGATAGATCTTCACGGCCTAATTCTGGTGGATGTGGATATAATTCGGAAGGCAGTGGTTCACGACATCCAAATGCATATTACAATGTTGATAACACTGGAAACAGCAATATTGGGAAAGCTACCGCCGATCCCCACACTCATTCATCAAGTTTTTCAAGTGACCCGTTCACGATAACTCCGATGTATTACTCACTCAAATTCATACAAAAAATTGCATCGTGATCTAGAACTGTAGCATGTCCTACAAGCCACTTTATAGACCCGTAGCGAGACTTTCATAGTTATGGAAGAATTATGTATTGGAACGTGGAGAAAGTCGAGCTATGGGCAAATTAGACCATAATAAAAGAGATGTTGAAGATAAGTGGAGTAAGTATTTACTTACCCCATGAACTCTGCGATCTTCTTGTTAACTGCATCCTCCTCGGTCACTACTCCATCCCATGATTTATCAACTGCGTGGGTGGGTTTGGCAAGTGATAGATTTTCGGCGTATGGATCACTGCCGTTCATGCCCAAAAATACCGCGTTCTTCCTGGCAACTACGTCCTGCTCAGCTACATACCCGAATGGCGTTCCATCAACTGCGCGAACCGGCTTATCCCCATCGCTCCAATTTAGCTCGGGGCTGTGTGGCCCATCGCTAAAGTTGATAACATTGGTGGAAAAGATATTCTTAACGTTATCGGCATAAGACTTGGAATCGTCCCAACCACCAAACCCAACCGCCATACCTACCATCATAAAGATGGTTACCATTGCACCAATTTTCCCGTTCATTAATATCCCTTAAAAATATTTATGTCCATTTGAAGGCTATATAATCTTCTGTCTACTTCTTTTCTTTCCAATTTTAAAGTTTCAATTTGGCGATGAATCTCCTGCCAACTTGGTCCATCCTTAACGAGATTTTTCTCGTCTTTATCCCCGTTTAGTGCTTCAATCATGTCATCGATTGCACATAGGCGGTCAAACAGATCGTTCCACTTATCATGCATATCTTCCAAGCTCGGGCCATCATCATCCCATTTTGTTCTGTAGGTAATAGTTCTCACCTCAACTACCTATATAGAAAAGCATATATATAAAGATGACGCTAGGTAAAATAGAAGGTATAATAATGAACGATGAACAATTTGAGTTAGATTGGCCCACAATAGACAAGATTGGTGGATGGCTTGCAAAGGAAGAGGCCCGCGTTTTGTATATCATCGCGAGCGAGGTAACCGGCCCGATTGTTGAGATTGGGGCATGGAAAGGCAGATCAACTGCGACCCTGGGATTTGCATCGCGAAACAACCCAGCCCACCCCCTAATATATACTGTTGACCCGTTTACAGGCTCCAAAGAACATCGCGAACTTGATCCCCACTGTAATACGTGGGACGAGTTTAGAGAAAATATAGAATCCCTCCACATGTTTGATATTGTGCGCCCTTACCAGATGACCTCGAAAGAGGCATATGAGAAGCATTTTGGGGCGATTGGGATGTTGTTTATAGACGGCTCCCATGAGTATGAAGATGTAAAGTACGATTTTGTTCATTGGGGTAGTAATGTGGTAAAGGGCGGTTGGATCTGCATGCATGATTACCATTGGTCCGGCCCAAATCGTGTAGCTAAAGAACTTGTTATGGATAACCCCAGGTATAGAGTTCCGCCCGCAACATGGGGCGACTTATTTCCTATACAGGTAGTGAGCTGATGGATTTACTTGACGAAATACAGGGCGACCCGGAATTTATGACTGATACAAGCGAATCTTCTGAGATCGCGAGTTTATCATTCAGGCTCAGCAAGATGTACATGGAGCATGAAGCACTCCTCCTCATACTAAGAGCAAAGAAAGTAATAACCGAGGATGAATACCAGAAAGCTATCCATCATATTGTAGAAGAAACTAAGCAACTTGAGGAAACTGTCGAGATTGATGGGGAGTATTTAAAAAATGTTGATGAGAGGTTTAGAAATAAAATATGATATCGCCTTATGGCGATATCTACCATCTAGACAAATTTATCGGTACTTGTGCATGTTTCAGGGTGAGGAAACAAGTTTGTAGGCCATCTCCAACGTTTAGCATGTGTGGAACTATCTGATCGTTCCACCACTTGTTGTTAACAAATCCTTGCATTAGTAAGCTATGTTCATATTTATTGAGGAATGCAGGCCACGATCTGACGTTATTTCCATATATACCGAATGTGGAGTCTGCTACTAGCACCCCTTTAAATCTACTTATATTTATATCGTTTATATTATGAGTATGCATTCGCTGTTGTAACAGTTTTACGGGAGAGGTTGGCTTGATATCCCCATACTGCGCGGTACTGAATCGATGTGTCTTAGAAGTTGTATAGATTGCTTCTATACCATTTTTATCCATTGTATTTACAATTTCGTCATCCAATATTTCAGTATATGGATGGAACTCGTGCACCTGATTCAATGTCATATCATCAATATCAATTGAAGATTTCAGCACATTAAATATATTCTTTATTGCTCTTATATCTTCAGGTACTTTTGTTCCATGTGCTAATTTAAAGTTGTCGCATACTGGAAATTTGATGGTTGCCCGGTTTGCATTGGTGCTATTAGGCGTTATTTCTATGCCGTCTGATACAATTTTCTCTTTTGTTCCAAGATCAGAGCTACTATATATAATAGATCCATGTATGTAGGATACCTGCATATTTGGATTGAGTCTACTCTGAAGTTTGATACTGGTCGCCATATCCATATTTCTAACATAGTCCTTTGGGAACTCAACAAGTTTATTACTCATCTGCAATCACCTTTCTCTTTGCGTTTGTTTCATCTATAGCTGCTTGGGTTTTATCATGCGCGATCTTAGCAGCGTCTTCTATACTCATTCCACAACATTGTAATTTTAGGTCGGTACATCCACAATTGGGACAGAATAGTTTGTCAAGCATTCCACGTATTACCAACCAATTGTTATAATTCCAGAACATTGCTTGATTACGTTTTCCTTCTTCTGTGGATTCTTCCTCCCAAGCTGGTTTTTCACTTAACAATTCCAATGCATGCTCTACTTTCTGACTAACAGTTTGTTTTATTGCTTCTACACCACCATTTTCAACGATCTTGGTTTGTTCTTCTTTTGATGGCACAATACGTACAAAATCGTCAGCCGCCTTTGCAGACAACTCGCCTTTACTCATTAATTCTTTTACTTCGGGTGCGCCATTTTTATGTACCGCGTGAACTCTATATACCGTGGCAGGACTAACTCCCGCCTTCTCTGCAATCTTTACTGCTACCTTTTTAGTAGTTTCACCGGTAGGTATCCCTGGGAGACTCACCGGTGCAAATTTACCTGTTGC